ATATACCCGGTACGTTTGTTCCGTCATCTGTAGCACCATAACAATTCCACGGAACCCAATCTCCTGTACCAACAGGAGATGTCGAGTTTGTTCCGTCTAACCAATGATAAAGATTAAATATTTCGGTTTCACCTACGCCTTGATCACCACCTGCAGTAGCATTCCAAGGTGCAGAGTTATAACCCGCATCATCCTCCGACATGTCTACTTTCATTTGTAATTGAGTATTAACATGTTCTTGTCTGGTATGCCATGCTGCATCATTTCCCCCATTAACACCTAATCCCTCAGTTTCCCAACCATCGGGTACTTCCCACCAACCTCCCTCGCTAATAGGTTTAATAACATTCCACATATTTAATATCATCACCTTAATTTCTGTATCTATTGGGGGAGTAATTCCTAACACGGCCAATTCGTCTTTTGCGGCTTTACAAATTTTATTGCCGTTCATAACCAGATGAGGAAAGGGTTTACTGCTTGTTCCTGCAACAGCATCTCGTGATGTGTTTGGACATCCTGCACCTCCCCATTGTAATTCTGGAGCAACATATACCTCCCCCACTCCATAATCCTCTGATGTGTATTCCCCTGATGTTAGCACACCTAATATGTCATAGTCAGTTCTTTTCAACCAACCAACACCAACAGGAAGTACAATTGATGGATCGAAAAACTCTTGGTCTAAAACGTCCATATATCTATAGTTTAGGGATTCCCAATACCCTTCATTCTTAGCATCCGATCTACGCTTCCCCTCGCTGTAACACCAAGAGGCATCACAACCACAAAAAGAACTATTTGGTCTTACCATTACCGTACCGTCTTTTTCTAGACCAGCACCACCACGCATCAATATGGGCCATACGTGATTCCCGAGTTCGTCATCACAACAACCACCATAACAACTGGGACAATCAAAGTTTGACGAGTCTATATTGTCAAATTGAGAATCACAGTTCCAATTGGAACAATTAAGATTAGGAAATCTAGTTTCTCCTTCATATGGAACGGATACCGTTCCGTCGTGACAAGTTCCGTCACCTAATAAAGAGATCATTAAATCTTCCGGCATGCAATTGCAATCGCAATCTCTTTCCATATTATTTCCAAATTCATCATTACCACACGTTGCTTGACCGGGACAATCATGGGTACAACCATAATCATTACATTCATCGCAACTGCAATAGTTAGTGTATCCGTCTGCGTCCCATCCCGCCCAACCTCTTGATTCCCCAACTATAAATATACCCTGAGAATTTACTTTCTTAAGAGTTGCTTGATGAGCTTGTGGGTGATCTGTAACATTTAAAAGTGCATGTGCTGCTATCCTATTATTATCACATGCGGTGCAACCACAAATCCCATTCCCATCTAATCGATTTGTAGTGAGACCCCAATTACCGATTCCCTTTTTGTAAGCACCCATTGACTCACACTCTGCCACAGTAAAATCTGTTGCTACATTACTTGCTAACATACCACCACCACTTCCACTATCAGGAATATAACCACCGTCTAGATAATAATTTTTTCCGTCCGTGTGTGTGTAATAAATCATGTAACCCCAACTTTTACCTGATACATGAAATCCGGTTGCTGTTGGATATGTAGGGTCTGGGAAAGAAATCCACGCATCCGATCCGGGTGTAGCACTGGCCTCTATACAACAATTACATGGGCCCATACCCGAACCCGAGGGTCCCGTATCTCCAATTGGTCCAGTTTCGGTACCTGTATCACCCCGCTCACCTTGTGGACCCTGAGGTCCAGTTTTGGTACCTGTATCCCCCACAGTACCCTTTGGACCAGTACAACCTATTTTGTCACAATCTTCACCTGTTAAACCATCTATACCTTTTGGTCCCGGGGGTCCTATTACTAAAGAAGTGGGTCCGGTATCACCTTGCTCACCTTTCGGTCCCTGGGGTCCAGTAAATCCCGGACCCGAACTAAGACCTGTATCACCCTGTGGTCCTATTTCTCCCAAGGGTCCCGTTACACCTTGGGGTCCCGTAATGGCTTCTTCATCTGGTATACCAATGACTTCAACCGTATCTTCTCCTATAGTATGTTCTATTACAGTATTAGCAAAAGTAACGGCTTGAGGGGGCAATTGTTGGTACCTTTGAAAAGGTAAACCATACCAACCTCTCAAAGGAGATTCTTCTAACCTACGAATAGCAAATCCGTGTTGTAATTCTTGGAGCGGATTACTCGACCAACTATGGTCAATCATCAATCGTTCAAGAAAATTACTCATGAAATTATACCCGTGCAATATGGAATAACTCCCCCTACTGGTCCTACAGGTCCTTCAGGTCCCTTGGGTCCCGGAGGTCCTAGATCACCTTGGTCCCCTTTCTCGCCTTCCGGTCCCGGGGGTCCATCATTCCCTTGGGGACCCTGGTCTCCTTGTGCACCCTGGTCTCCTTGATTACCTTGATCACCTGGGGGTCCCACAGGACCATCATCACCAACAGGTCCTATAGGACCCTGATCGCCTTGATCACCCTCGGGCCCAACTGTTCCTATGTCCCCGTCTATTCCCGTTAAACCTATCGGGCCCGAAGGACCAATAGCACCGGGGAGTCCGGGAGCATTAGGTAAATAAGTTTCCGAAGTGAATGAGCCCATGGTGTGCATAGTTACAGGAGTCATCAGCACCGTTCGGTTTGTAGCGGGGGAAGGAAATTGTAACCCCTCCGCTATACCCTCATTAACTAGAGGGAAGCCCCCCCACTCATTAGTGGTGGCGAATCCTTTATTAAGTCTCTTTAATTCTTCGTCGGTCCAAACGGGATTGATACCTAAATCACTAATGAATTTGGCTAATTGTTGTCCTGCGGACGGACTAGGACTACCTAATGCCATAGAGACCACCGTAACGGTTTCTATTGTCTACAGTATCGCGTTCGTATTTCTTAGGTGAACGATTTTGCATAAAGGTAAAGTGATCCATCGCAGTCTTCATTGCAGACTTGAAGTTGATCATTAACATGGCATGTTGTGCCTTAGTAACACGACGGGCACCTACAAGAAGATTCATTGATGCACCTTGAGCAACCGCTTCAGATACCGCATTAAAATGAGCAGGTACAATCTCATAGGTAACAGCAGTAGCTGTGTCAACCGATTCATCATCATTAAATTGTAAACCCATCGTTACAGTTCCGTCTTCTGCATTATGCGCGGAAATAACTCGTTCTTCTATAATGCCCGTAGTTTCTAAAATCCTAAAGGTAGAACCTATATAGATTTGATCTCTTCTATCTATGTCCCCTAAAATTTGTGAAGCCCAACCCTCAGCAGACAGCGTAAATGTTTTACCAGTTCCATCTGAGACACCGTCTTCTGCGTAGTGAGGTTTTGCGTCATTAGTAGGGATGAACCATACCTCTACATCTTCTGCTATTTGAGGGTAGGGTCTAATAGAAAGCATATTACCCTCAAGTGCCCAGTTGGGACCCCTTGTACTATATTGATTTCTAGGAATTATTTCGGTTCTAATCCTACCATCATCGTACATAGTTACGATTCTCATAACCTCCCCAATGCATGCAGGAAGAGTGTAGTATTGTTGGTCTACAACTAAAGAAATTGTTGTCTTTTCTATTACATAATCAGATGAGGAGTTTTGAATCCGAGACATGACCCTGCTATACTCAGGTACGATACCGTGTCTAAAGATATAGTCGTCAGAGTAATCAAGTTCCTTCGCAATCTCACCGATGATGTTTTTAGTTTTCTCAAGAATCATGTGCAAACAAGAATCCTTATTAGGAACAATTTCCTGAGCGTTCTTTTCTCTAACCGTTATCATCGCAGAAGTAATCGCAGACTTCGCAGACTCCGAAAGTATCGCCATATCTGTTTCGGGCAGTTGTCCCTTGAGTGTCATCAATTCCAATATAGATCTCGAAACAACTGCAGATATTACAGTGTTCATCCAAGGGGTCACAATCTCATACGCAACCGTTCCTGTTGCCGTAGTAAATGCTTCAGTAACAGTTACCGTTCCTGATGCAGCACTATGAGCAGTTATAGTTCTTTCAGATATCGAACCATCAGCTTCAAAAACTCTAAGTGTTGCTCCCACGTAAGCATTGTCTCTTTTGTCTACCACACCTAATTGTCTAGAGAACAACCCCCCACTCGTTAGGGTTAATACTGTTCCTGATGTAGCAAGTGAACCGTCCTTAGCATAGTGAGGCATAAAGTCACCACTGGGAACATACCACAGTGAATAACCTGAAAGTTTTTCTGTTATGGGATTAGGACGAATAGAAATTCTTGTGCCTTCTATAGCCCAACCATTTCCTTTAGGATCGTTATCATCCCTCTGCCTTACTTCTTTCTCTATAGTTCCACCCGCAGCAAGTTGTGTTAACCTTAGAGCTTTATAGATACAAGAAGGGACAGCATAATACTCCTGATTATTAACAAAAGTCATGCTGAGTCTTGAGACTATTTGAGAATCACTTCGAGCGTTCATCATCATCATTACTTCTGCGAGTTTGGGTTGAATCACCGCTCGCATAATGTAATCGTTAGACATCTCTTTCTCTACTTGTTCAGGAAGTCCCCATCGAACTCTCTGCAACATTGTGTAAAGTACTGAATTTTCAGGGGCAACACTTTTACCACTTATCTTATTAGAAGTAAGAGATATTGCAGTTTGTAGTGCTAACCCAAACTGCTCCTTAAGGTAAGCCATATGTTTTTCATTGATGTTCCTAGCAACCCCTAAATTCATAGAAGATGCTAAGGCAACCGCTTGCCAAATATGACCCATAAACTCAGGGACAACTTCATATCTAACTGCACCGTTAGTTAGATCAGCAGAAAAATCTGTTCTAACCCCCACTGTTCCAGCACTAACATCGTAAGAAGTTATTACTCTTTCTTCCACAATAGAGTTGTCGGAACTCCATACCCTAAGCACACCACCAATATAAGAACTCTGTCTTTTATCTATACCCCCAACATCGGGTGTGGTGTCAACCGTTACAGTGTTAAGTGTCCCTAGTGTTCCACCTGCTGCAGAGTAGTGGGGGTTGAAATCTCCAGAGGGTGTATACCAAACTTCGTATCCCGCAGTATCGGGAGTCCAATCAGGACGGAAATATAAATCTCTACCGTCAAAACTCCAACCGGGTCCACGAGGATCCGTTTCATCTCTCTTTGCTATATCATCCAATACATCCCCCGCAGCATTTAACGAGGTAATCCTATGAATGATTCCTACATTTGGAGGAAGTTCTATATGAGTATCGGTGATAGTCTCTGTGCCTGTAGTTAAAGCATCTAATGAAAATTTACAGAGGATAGGCTCATCTCTCTGTTGATTGATAGCAGTTATTACATTAACCATCTCTGGCTCAATAACTTGCCTTACTAGAAAATCATTATCATATTTAGCATCAAGAGAGGGGTCGTCCAAATAGGTACGAATCCTCTCGATAGTCGTCATTAATATAGAACCACTACTATGCATTACCCGAGCATCCCATCTAAATCTTCATTACCCACCATCCCCATACCACCCGCAAGCAACATAAGCAACAACAACGGTAACATTGCTTTACCCATCTGAGGAAGTCTAATACCACCACCACCCTTCAATAGTTTATTAGCCATTTGTCCTCTTGTTCCCTTTGTCGCTGCTGACAATCTTTGCTTCGGAGTAAAATCATCCCAAGGTGCATCGACTGGACCTCTGCGGTATCCTTGCATATACTTATCTGGAAATTTCCTCTCAACAGTATCTCTTACCCAAGGCTCTAACGTTCCTGCTGATGCTTTGTCTAATTGAGCAAGGGACATACCACGACCACCCGATTTTCGAGCGGCGGCTCGTCTTTTAGATTTACGATTACCCTGCCAGCCCGAACCGTAATTTAGCTCCGATTGGGTAAGACCACCAGAAAGACTAGCCCTTGCTTTTTTTCTTTCTAGAGCCCAATTAAATGATGGATCTTTAGCCATGAGTAATTATCCTATTTTTAGAGAGGTTACGAAGGGTTTCTTTCATTTCAGAATCCTCATCGTTATAGTGTACATTGGCATGCTCCAGATTTCTAGCCTCCTCATATTTTCCTTTCCTTTTAAGAGAAGCCACTGACTTTTCTCGCCTTCTTAGGTTCTCTTCTCGCTCTCTGCGTTTCTCGTCGTTACGCTCCCTCAGTTGCTTCTCAATCATTTTCTGCTCAGGGTCAATCGCTCTACATCGGAATTTTACTTCCATAGTAGGTATCCAACCACCACGGTCTGGAGCCTTATCCATCGTGTCTAATTCTAGACATATAGGTTTATCAACTTCCCAAGGAGGGTATATCCAATGAGCAAGAACAAACTTCTCCGTATATGCGTGACGATATACAAACAAGTCCTTCCTCCCCGTCTCTCTCTTAATGTGGGCTAACCACATACTTTCAGGGAGAACCTTGTGTTCCTCTCCTAGTTGAAGACCCGTATTTAGTGCTTCCTCGTAAGGACTGTAAATTACTTCTATATCCATCCCACAAGTATACCAAAAGAAAGAGGGCCTACCATACTCGGCAGACCCTCTTCCCAACACAGGAGGATATGTTTACGGATTAATTAGCACTATAGATCTTGTCATAACTGACACCTGTTAGCTTCATGCCAGCAGGTTGATCTGGAACTAATTGCATGCGCATTTGACCGGGCATTTGAACGCCTTCTGTAACTCGCGTGATACCGCCATCGCTGCCATCTGTATTATAGATAGGCAATTTGTTAGTACCAGTACCGGTGAGAGCACCAGCAATGAATTCAAAAGGAGCACCATCTGCTTTTGCAAATTTGCTTGTTCCGGCTACGGCTGGAGGAATATACTTCTTCCAGTTATTTCCACCTTTTCGGATTCCATATACTGAACCATCTTCAACATAAGTTGAAGTGTAGCCCGTATAGGAGCGACCATCAAAGGTGAATTTGAAGCCTTCACTTGAACCTTCGCTAGTCACGCTTGAAAGGCGACCAGTTCGATCCAAGATTTCACGACCAATTTTCGTTGATTCGTAGTTCAACCAAACACCATCACTGGCAATCAAGCAGTCAATATATTGACCGTACTTGTTTTTGGCTGCGTGGAATCGACGCAAGTATTGACGAAGTTTGTGTTCAGTAAGAGTACCGACACTACCTTTCGTGAATGATTTAAACTCTGGGTGTGCCGTAACATCGATTTGGTTATTAGCCGAACCGTCTTTATCAGCACCTAGTAGGAAGTTATTATCACCACCCGAACCAGATTTTAACCAACTGTTAACACCAGCAAAACCACTAGAAGTATTTGCAGTTTCATCAACTGAACCCGCATAGAGAATCCAATCATCATTTGCTGTTGCTACTGGGGCTGAACCCGCTGCTGTAAATGCATCAACTGCTGAAACAAGACGTACTTCGCCTTTAAGTTCATCAACATAGTCAACGAATACTTTCAAGCGACCCGTAGTTGCACCATCAGTTGAGTTTTTCAACCCGTCAGCGGTGTCATCAATGTCGGGAGCACTAGTATCATCATCCCAAATATCGACTCGTTGACCAACATAGAATCGATCAACTGCACCGTTACTTGGAGTGAATGTCAAATAGTAAGGAGCCGCACCGCCAGTATCTGAAGCGGTTAGGCTGTTAATTTGACAAATTGCGTAATCTTCGTTTTGGTTTAAGTACCAATAATTACAAAGAGTGTGAGCTATATTACGACCAAAACCTTCTAGTTTAGGAGCAATGATTTCACCAATAAAGGCGGAAGTTGCTTCTGCTTGCATTTCACCAAGCGTAAACATGATGTTGGACATCATTGAACGCATACCAATACCTAAACGGTATGGTGCGGCGTTTGGACCTTCGGTAGGATCAGGCCAAACTTGTTTGAGATTTTGAGTATATAGACGACTACCGTGTGTATCTGTATCGTCACCATAAAGAGTGAGATCTCCCCTCGGAGCACCTTGCTCGAGTACACCAGCCATTGAACCCATAAACACTTTAAGTATTTTTAGGTCACGACCGAGTGCATCGGCAGGACCTACACCCTGACTTGTAGAGATAAGATCTCTCCAAATCGGATCTAGTCCGGGAAGGAAAATTTCAACGTTCTTATTGATGACTTCTTCGATACGGTCTTCATGTAGGTTGAAGAGCGAACCTGCTACTGCTGCCATCTTATTATTCCTTAATTAAATTAAGCTTTCGATTCTCCCCCAGCCGCGCCATCTCTGGCACCCCTTAATAATGTATCGAGTGTCCACTCACGGGTTTTGACATTAATGTCACCCATGCTGTCACCCTTCTCATATTTAGGAGGATCAACTGGAGGTTTATTAAACAAACTATCACTGTCTGTTGCTGTTTCCGGTGACCTCTGAATCTTATCAGGATCTCCGATTACCGAACGAAATTTATCATACACTGTTTTGGCTGCTTTACCAGCCTCTTCAGTAAACCAATTAGGATTAAAATTTTCACCTGCTGCACGACGATTTCTAAGACTATCTAACATAGCAGCCTCTACCTCATGCCTCAACACATCTTGTCGATTTTCACCCCCACTCTCCATAGCCATAAGTTTCTTGATTTCCTCGCTATTACTCATGGCACCGTTGAGGGCGTTATTGAGTTCTTTCTTCATCATTTCGGCACCAAGGCGTTGTTGACGATCCTCAATTTGATTCATTCTTTGTTGGTCTTGTTCGTGCATTAATTGCTCCTGTTGCAGTCTATACTGCTCTTCTTGTTGCTGTTGCTGTAAAAGTTCTTCGGGATCGTAAATTTCAGGGTCATAATTTTCACCTTCGAGTTCTTGGTGTTCTGGGGTTGCTGCAACTTCCGGTTGTTCTTGATTCGTCCATTGAATATATTCTTCAATATCTTGAGGGGTATACCCTTCCTTACTCATAAGGAAACGAACTGCACCCTCTCTACTAGCATCATCGCTTCCTGTAGGAGAGATAAGAACTTTAGCGTGATCATTATACTCTTTAAGTTGTGAGATTTCATCTCTAGCAGAAATTAAATCCCTAACGGAAATTTCTTCACCGTCTACCTTAACCGTAGAATCTAAATCTATAGAGGGAGAAGTAGTTTCAACTGCCTCGTTTGTTTCGGTTGTTTCAGTTGTTTCATTTACTTGTTCTTCAGACATTTACATGGCTCCTTGTTGTGGGAACGGCATCGGGCCACCTTGACCCATATCCATTCCCTCTTGTGGTTGTTGCATCATTGCTGCCTCCATTGGTGACGGAACACCTTCTGGCATCATAGCACCTGTAGATTCTAACAGAAATTGTTTGAAGTCGATGAATTCATTCTGAACTTCTGTAGAAGCAATACTCATAATAGGTCCACTCATAAACGCTACAAGAACTCTAAGTTGAAATTCTGGTCTAGCATTATGAGGTGTTAATATAATTTGTCCCGGATCTTGACCATCACCATAAAGAACCAAACAGTTCCTTACAATCATATCGTATGCTGCTTTTTCTTCGTCCAACCAAACAGCAAAGTCTAATCCTTCCTTAAGTGCTAACATCTTAAAGGAGTCAGGATCAGCAATACCCGCATTGAGCATCTCAAGTGCTTCTTGCTTACGAGCCACCATTGAACGGGGGCTCACCTCTTTAATGGAGATAGATATATTCTTAAGTGAGGGTAATGGGTTTTGTCCTTGGAATTGGATTTCACTTTTCTCTGGGTCAATAATGGCCCCCGCCATTTCAAGATTCAAATCAGATACGGGAATACCTACTGGATTATCCATAAGTACTCTAACCGCAGAAGCCAATACAGATTTATAACAACCAGAGAATGCTTGTTCAATACCTCTACTTGGGTTAGTCATTGCCTTGTTAATCTGTTCATCAAGGAACGAAAGCCCAACCGCAGAATCCACACGACCCTTCTCACGAATAAGGTCTTGTACAGGATTCATCTTATCAATAAGGTCTTTAGCGAACGCTGCTGTCTTACCGGGAATATCCCCCGCGTTGTGGGGCGTAATATTGAAAGGTCGAAATGTTTCTACTACGGGATCGGGTTCAAATGGAAGAACCCTCAATCCCGAACCCACATCCCGTAGCATTGCTCTATCATTAAACTGACCTTGGGGCATAACAAGTACCCCATACCTATCGGTGTCTCTAACATTATTAAAGAGCGACTTAAGTAACCGTTCCATCTCTCTACTTAAAGAAAAGAGAAGATCAAAAAGCCCTGCACCATGGAATGTTCCGTTCTCGATAAACCTCGCAAAACCAATTGGGCAATAGACTTCTTGATCTTCAAAAGACTCGTCGTGTAATACGTGTTCACCACTTGTAACCACATATCTGTTTACTGTTTCCCCCACTCCAAACGTCCATAGTTCTCTAATCTTTACAATTGCTGCTTGGTCTTTATGAGGACTAACACTGGACTGACTCGTATCGCTATGGTATTTAACGTCCTTACCCTGTTGACCCCCACTCCCTTCAGAATCCTCCTCGACCTCTCCGATGTTGGATTCCCACCACTCCATCTTTTTGAGGTTTCTACCTAACTTTTTACTAAACATTTCTTCTAGGAAAGTTAGAGGGACAGTTCGTTGTCTCATCATCCCACGAGTTTTGGTGTAGTCTGCCCCTAATGACGGGAACGGGAAGAGTTCTCTAGGATGTATAACCTCAAGATCTGCAACTAGACCAATAGTTTTACCGTTGGTCATGTGACCCGCTATACCACAAGAACCCAAAGATGTGAAGATGTGGGCAAATTGAGTTTTAATTTTATCTAGTTGGTCGTTAGAAACAACATGATCCATTAGGATCTGACTTAAAGCTCTTTCTCTAATACTATTAAGAGAGATACCTTTACGCACAACTTTAGGTCTAAGGTCTAATGAAGCCAACCTACCCGAAACCTTGTCGATAGCCGACAACATTTCTTGAGACTGAAACTCCATGTTCCCTTCCTCATCTAAGTAGTGGGGGGATAATGCTCCTGTTGAAGGGTCAAACACATCAAATCTACGGGCCCCCGCAAGATAATGCCAAGCGAGAAGCCACATGATTTTCCTATACGAAAGACGAGCTTCTTCTCTATCAGCATGCTCATCTATTATTCTTGCTAGGTCAATCTTGTTTTTCGGTAGTTTTATGGTGTCTAGTGCCATCTTTTGCCTTTAGTTTTTCTGCTGCAATACCCCTAGGTTTATAACCACGAGGAGTTTCTGTTTCTATTGTAATATCTTTTAGTTTAGAAATCTCAGGTATAACCTCGGTAGTTCTATTTTCGGGTACAAGTTGATATTCTGGGTCCCCATCACGAGGCCCAGTACCGTAGTAGCATCTCATTAGTTTATCGAAAAATGCTAAGGGTACAACTACGCAGTTCTTTTGTTCATACTCTTGTGGTGTTGTCGGTATCATCCGTAATGTTCCTATCTAAAATATCTTGTATTTCACCAGCCCCCACTCTACTCCAATCGATGCCATGAGCAATGGGAGTACCCAAATCTTTATCTATAACTTCCCCGTCCCTGAGCCTTTCAAGTGCGTTTTTGTGCTCTAGTTGTAGTTTTCTTACCTGAGAAAGTCTACCCTTAATAACAAATTGGCTCATGCATACACAATCCAACTCGTCATCGTGCTGTAATCCACCATCTTTAGCATCCGGATTGAACTGCTCTATCTGGTCTTTTAACCTTCTAGAGGGAGCATCTGATTTCCACAAAGGTAATTTTATCTTGTCAAATTCGAATCTAAGTGATAGAGATGCAATCTTAGTGGTCTTCTCTATCATGCCGGGGTTCAACTTCTTAACGGCTGGTAGGTGACTTACCCCCATCATCTCTTTAGCACGAGTCCTAACCAAAGAATCCAGTGTGTTGTAGATTCCTAATCCCTGCTTAATCGCTTCCACATGTATAGTGGGGGTTCTCCAATGATCCCCCAACCTCATAACTTCTTTCAATAAGAGATCTTCTCGACATTGAGCACTCCACACATCCAACACGAAGAGTTCATTTTCTGAGTTTATGCACATAACGCATGCAACTTTAAAGTCGGAGTCTGCGGTTGCTGTGAATGAAGTATCTACTGTTAAGAATAAACGGTTCATCTTTAAGAAGTTACACATGGGCTTCTTAACTATTTCTTCACCGGAGTAATAACAAATTAAAGTGTTGCTTACGTAAGGGTCGATATCTAGAGCGGGATCTACTTGCTCGTACCACCAACCGTGACGTTCCTTAGTGAGGTGGGGGAAGTATGTACCTTCCCCCTCACCGGGTCTTGCCATATATTCAGCCAAGAAGTTGGGAGTACCGATGATCTCACGTATTTCTTCTAAGGAAACTCTGTCCTTAAGCCTAGGATCTTCTTCTTTAATCTTACGGGTGGATGGCCACATGTCGGGCCAACACGAAATAACGGTTCCGTCTTCTTCTTCGTATGCAGCTCTTACAATCATCCTCGACCAAAGATTGAATCGGGGGTCTGCCGCAATTTGTTCACCTGCTTTGTTCTGTTGGGTTTGAAGAGCATGCCAAGCATAGTGACGACGAGATACGAAAGTAGCCAACCAATCCACACCACAACCTGCACGCATAACCATAGGTAGAACCACTTTGAAAAGAAGATCATCCATATACTGTCGGATGAGTGACATTGATGTCGATGCTTTTGGGTCATACTCTGGGTCATCCAATACGTAGCGTCTAGGTCGTCCACCACGTTGTCTTGATTCTGCGGAGATAGCCCTTAACCAAGAACCGTTTCTTAGTTGCATCATTTCTGTTCCAAAAGGTGCTTCACCTCTTTTAGGAACAAGACGATTATCCGGGAACTCCGGATTCCAATCATCATGCAATCGTTGGTTATGTTGGAACTGATCTTTAAGTGCTTGACCCGTACCTCTTGCATTATCATTCGTAGATGTTGCATAAAGAATCGTATACATGGGACGAGTCAACATTCTTAATAAACAAGCCTTCCTTACAAGATAAGACTTAGCAGAACCTCGTGGTGCGATACAAATATTACGGGGTGAGGATGCCCACTGTTTTAAAATGTCATAATGGAAAGTAGGAGTCTCTAAAGGATCATCATCATAGAAGAGAGGATTAAAATCTACAGTCTCGTCCGCATGAAGATAATAAAGATCGAAAAACCTTAGACTCGCAGCGAACGCCTCAGCTAACTGAGTGGGGGTTTTATCTTTTGCGGTCCACAAACGACAAGCGTTTACTCTGGCTTTACGTTGTCCTTCCGGAGATAGTTCCGGGTAATCAACGGGTAAGGGGTAAAAGGGGTTATCTGTTTGAGGCACCCACAACGTCATTACGTGTTACGCTCTGTTGCTACCGCAGTAAATGTTAGGGTGAATGCTATTCTTCCTAATGCAGCCGCTAACATTTGAGGGTCTGCTCCACAAGAAGAATTAGTTCTTAATTCTTTAAGGATAGGATAAAACTGATCCCTTAAGTTTCGGTCGCTGTCGAAAAGGTTATTGAATGTTATCTTGTAAAGATTCTCGAACCCCCCACTCCATTCTTCCACATCGTAGACTCCGAGGTCACGGATGGCGGTTGCACCGAATTGTAGGAACTCCATCACGGGCAAGGTTTGAAGTAGGGAGACTGCTTGTTTGGACAAATTGTCTAACTTAGGCGTTGTCTTTTTCGTTACTTTTTTTGCTGTTTTCTTTGGGGCAGATGATTTCGTGCTTTTGCTCAATTTCTTTTTGGTTGCTGATTTCGCCATTTTGATTCCTCAGGTTGGTTAGGAGTGTTGACGAAGACATAGTACGACTAGTGTTCTCGTCAATCATTTCTGTTTGTTGGATAGTAGCAAACATGCCGTTGTTGTTGGTGATTTCTTTCATAACAGAACGGAATTGTTTTAATGCCGCGAGACTTACCTTTGGGTCTGGGTCTCGTGAATGTTGAATGATGGTGCTCATTTCCTCCATTAGATCAAAGTTGGATGCTTGAAGGGCTGACGCTGCACCATCTAATCCGTAGAAGGATGTTATAACATCTTCAGGAGTCGTCTTTTGGATCGTCCCCTGTGTCGGGTTCTTCATTAAGTTCTTCTTGTCCATATAAATCTAGTATACTCCCTGGACGCTTGGTTATGTCACCAAACACCCTAATTGATTTCTTAGTATAGGTGTTTTGGTATTCTTCGGGTAGTTCTGCCAAACCCGCTCTTGCCATTCTATATGCAGCTTTTTGTGCTGCCTTCTTAACATCTGTTGTCATATTAAGACCCCCCATAGTTTTACACGCTAGAAGTTCGCACAGTAGAGGTTCTAAATTCTTTGCTACATATTGAGGATCGAGTTTAGAGGGCTTCTGTTTTCCTGTCGCTATCGATTGGCATCCTGACACGAAGAAGTCTGGTTCCCCCACTCTAGTGATGGCTTTAAGTGCGAGTTGGAAAGAATTCATTTCAACGTAAGTTGTTTTGCCCATTTCAATTAGAGGCACACCCAACGCACGACAGAAAGATCGGAACGCTTTCTTTGTGATGTTGGTTCCAAACTCTTTGATGTACCAATCTTCCGATAGAAGTTTAATACCCGTACCGAACCCTATGTAGAACTGTTCACTCATATTATCGTGCCATTGGTGGTGCGTACCCTCCACCCGGTGTAGGAG